CAACATTAAGGAAGTGTGGCAGAGAGGTCTAATGCAGTGGATTGCTAATCCGCCGATGTACCTAAGTGCATCCGTTGGTTCGAATCCAACCACTTCCGTTGGCAGTATAGCTCAGTCTGGCAGAGCACGGGTCTCATATGCCTATGGTCGATAGTTCAAATCTATCTACTGCCTTGTGTCGTTAGCCTAGTGGTAAGGCATCGGTTTGTGGAACCGACTAGATGGGTTCAATTCCCATACGGCACCCCGCCCTTATAGCTCAGTGGTAGAGCAACTCACTAGTAATGAGTAGGTCGTTGGTTCAAATCCGACTGAGGGCTTCTGAGGTCGCCAAGTGGTAAGGCAGCGGGTTTTGGTCCCGCCATTCGTGGGTTCGAATCCTACCCTCAGAACCAGTTGGGTTAGTCTAATGGTAAGATGCAGGTCTCCAAAACCTTGCGATGGGGGTTCAAATCCCTCACCCTTCGCCAAGTCCTTTTAACTCAGTGGACTAGAGTGCTTCGCTACGAACGAAGAAGTCGGGAGTTCGAATCTCTCAAAGGACGCTTGACAGATTCTTATGAGTCTGTTACTATATAAAATGATAGAGGGTAAGTCCCTGTTATATCCTTATGAGATATATCACACTTACTCCATCAAGTCGATGTGGCGGAATTGGTAGACGCGCTGGGTTTAGGTTCCAGTAGATTAATCTGTGAAGGTTCAAGTCCTTTCATCGACACTTGACAATCAAACTTAAATAGTTTATGATTGTCGCATTGCGAAAGTAACTCAACGGTAGAGTCCCTGCCTTCCAAGCAGGTTGTTGCGAGTTCGAATCTCGTCTTTCGCTCTTGGTAGTCCTTAGCGATTAACTAAGTAGACGCCAAAGGAAGTTAAGTCAAAGAATCGAGACAAGCAGACAATGCCCTTTGAACTGGTGTAAGTCCAGTAACTTCCTTTATTCCCCTATAGCTCAACGGCAGAGCAGAGAGCTGTTAACTCTAAGGTTCCTCGTTCGAATCGAGGTGGGGGAGTTGGATGGACTTCGGTTCTTCCATACGAGTCGGGACCATCATATCCGACTCACCCGGGCGATTAACTCAGCGGTAGAGTGCCTCCTTTACACGGAGATGGTCACTGGTTCGAATCCAGTATCGCCCACTTGATAAATAAAAATAAAAAGAGTATAATGGAAAAACTTTATAAACTACTGAGTGATGCACAGTCATCGCTTTTTGTTTTATTCCATAAAACTTGGGCATTTCATTGGAATGTTGTAGGTGAAGACTTCACTCAACTTCATCAACTCTTTGGTGGTCAGTATGAAACTATGTTTGAAGAGATCGATCGTCTCTCAGAACACATGCGTTATTTGAATGTAAAACCTCTTAGTTCTCTTTCTAGAATGCTTGAGGTAACTCAAATCAAAGAGACCGCAAGTTCAACTGGAGCAAGAGAAATGCTTCAAGAACTCCTTGAGAATAACACCAAGTTTTGTGATTTAATGGCAGAGATTTCGGAAGAGTCTGAAAATCAAAAGTCTTATGCAACTGCTAACCTGGTTCAAGATTTAATGGAATCCCATGGTAAATTTGTTTGGATGTTAAGATCTCACTTACAATGAATAGGATGGAGAATAATGATTTCAATAAGATGCAAAGATTGTAATAAAGAATTAATAGGTCACCTATCAAAAACAGTGACTTGTGGTTGTCCGAATATGGCAACAATCCGTGGAGATAAAGTCTCAGCAGTTGACTTATCACACATTGTTATGTTAAACTCTTTAAAAGAAAATTCAAAAACAAACGTGCTGACTTCTCAAGATATTGCTTGGCAAGAAGCACGTAGACAACGTAAAGTTCGTCGTTTGGATTTTGAGGTTCGCTGAACCTCCCATTGGAAAGGTGGTCGAGTGGTTGAAGGCTCCAGTCTTGAAAACTGGCGAAGTGAAAGCTTCCGTGGGTTCGAATCCCACCCTTTCCGTTTAGAAAAGTTACAAATTTAACATTCTCTTCAACAGTGTTACGATATGAACACAAAAAATTGACGTTGAAACAACTGCGATTAGTATATAGTAGTATCGCAGGGATAAACCTATGGATCAACACACCTACAATAATTGGGTGAAGATCAAGGCAACTTTTGAGTCTTCTGGCAACACAGATAATATGTTCTATAAAAGAGCAGTTGAAATTGTAAAAACCCGAAGGGACCCTCTTGCAAAATTTCTTGGCGATGAAAAATGATGCACGAACAAGAAGAATTTATCACACGTTCTGAAGTTCAGGAGATGATTGATGCAGCAATACGACGACACAACCGTAATGCTTCTATCATTAGTATGTGCGTCGGTTGGGTGGTTCTTGCTTTATTTGCTGAGGGACTTTTAAGACTTGTGGGAGTTATTCCTCCCTTATTACCTTGGTTAAAAATTTCTTTATAGAGAGAATGGTAAGACTTACCGAAGAAGACTTGCAAGAATTACACCAAAGAATTCTCCAACAAAAAATGGATGAACTCTTTGAAGAACCATCAACTTATGAGGACGAAGAAGATGACTAAAACACTTTTTATACTCACAACAATATATTTTTCTATGATTAGTTTTTGGATTTATTGGGGACTGAACAATGCATATCCACAATAAGCAAAGGTATTGTTTTGCAATGTCTGCTTTTGTGAGAATGTATGGTCATAACATTATAAACAATATAGATATTAAACAGTTTTGCAGAGAATGGTCTACTTTGAATGTTAATGCCCCTTTACAGGGTCTTGACGAAGTGGACCAATACCTGTATTATGAATACAAGAACTGGAGAGGAAGATGATTTTCCATTTAGTTGAAACACTAGCAGAAAGTCCTTTCTTTCTTTTTCTTTGTGGATGTGGGTTGACAATCGTACCATTTGCTGGTATTATGTACATACATAGAAATAAATAACGGAGTATCGCCTAACTTGGTCATGGCACCTGCTTTGGGAGCAGGAATAATTTCGGTTCAAATCCGAATACTCCGATCATAAACTTAACTTTATGAAAATGTATCCAGAACTTTCAGATCTCCAAAAATTTACAGTCGAAGAGTTTCAAGCAGATTTTGACAATCTAATACAAAGAGTAGAAAATGGTGAATCATTTATTATTACTGATGGAGAAAGAAACGCAGTGATAGTTCCATATAATGAAACCATAAAGTTTGCAGTAGAACCCAAAGTGGATGACGATGTAATACGAATACACACCGACCACGAAGAAGGTTCTTGACATAGAGATTCAGGTCCTCTACAATAGATCTGGTTTAAGCGAGTGAGACTTGGTAGTCAGAGGAGTCTTATAAACTCTTTCCGCCAGATTAGCGGCTTTGAGGTGGTTCGAATCCACCCACTCGTACTTGCTCCTTTAGCAATCTGGTGAATGCAGCGAACTCATAATTCGCCTGAGGCGTGTTCGATCCACGCAAGGAGCACTGGACAGAAACTCTACTGTCCGCCTTGACTTCTCCAAGTCAAACCCTTATAATACTAAGGTCAACATTCAAAACAATGACTCTCACAGCAAAATTCAAGAAAGACGTTCAAACACTTCGTGGAGCAGCAAACGGCGACTTTTACCTTGATGTAAAGAATCCAAAACTTTATAAAAAGGTTCGTCGTTTCTATGAAAATGAAGGTGTGGTATTTTCTGGCGATCCTTTGGATGATTATGAAATGCTTATGGAATATGTTCTTGCAGATCTTGAGTCCGTTGAGGTTGCATGAAACCAAAAGTTCTTTTGGAACGTGAAGGATATCGCTTTGTTGAAGTTGGTATCCTTGAGATTAACGGTAACCCCGATTACCGTATGCAAAAACAGAATGAATACACTAAACGTTGGAATGACATTTATCTTTTTGATAATGTTTTACAGTGTTCTACTGCAATGGAAGATATTGAATATGCGAAATGGTTAGATCCAGACCGTGTTCCTTGTTATGTGAGAGACGATGATGAGTAAATAGTCACGGATGGACTTTAACAGCACTGGTCGGGAGCAAAACCCCTTATGTCTAGATCTGATTTACTTCGGTGGATTGGAAACTTTCTTCTCATAATCGGTTATCAAACTATGTTATGGGGAGAATTTAAATATGGTTTAATGATAAAGGTTGTTGGGGGATTACTCACAATACCCTTTGCTATTAAACTAAAACTTTGGGATGTATTATTTTTATGCGCATTCTTTGGTATTACCGAGATATCAAAGTTAACCCAACTTTTCTTAGTTTCATAAAACTAAGTGGTGGAGTCAAATGACCCCTATGAGTTTCTTGCTTCTCTCAAGAGCAAGTGGTGCGGATGGGACTCTCTCCCGCCTGGTTTCCAATTTCCAGTCAAAGAATTGGTGGCGAGCCTGAATTTTCAAAGAGGGAGTTTACACGACCCCTCTTTTTTTGTATAATATATAAAAGGCGTTTAAGTTATTACTTAATGAATATAATTTCTGGAAATTGTGCGGGAACTTTTAGTGGATTTTTGGCACACCTTTCGTGGATGGAGATTGCAAATAATCCCGAAAACGAAATAGACGTGTGGTTACATGCAAGAAATAAAACTCACTATCCTGGAAATAGTTACACTAATTACCAATGGGTTAACTCGTCCCAGGTTAATAATTTTGATGAAGTTTTAGGTGAGAACTTACTTCATAAGTTCTTTGAAAAAAATGAATACACTGCAAAAGAATACCCTTCAGAGTTTACTTATTTTGAAACTTATCCAGTTGAAGTAAAGGACTGGATAAAAAAGAATCCAGACTCCTTGAAATATGAGGGTAGAGGTGGGCATAAAGAACAATATGAGGATATTGAGTATTTAAATCTCACAAGAAAAGCATTCAATAAACATTGGAATAAATTTAAATTTACTGATGAGTTTCGTAAAAAGGTAGAGGAAGAGGAGAAAATAATTGAAGGTAAAAAAGTAATGTGTTTGATGTTGAGACAATCAGAACATTACGTTGGCGTGACCGAGGGTTACAAATGGGGTGGTCCAGATGTACTTAAACATGCCATTGAGACTGTTAAAAATAAAATTGATAATTATGATGCTATTCTTTTGACAACTCAAGTTGGTCCCTTTCTAGATAAATTTAAAGAAATTTTTGGAGACAAGTGCATTTATACTGAAAGAGAAAGATTTGATCTTGACATTGATTGGAAAGGTGGTAGATATGCACATACCCCAATGACAGATGAAGAATATGAAATTGAATATCAAAATGCAATGTTGGATGTCATCTTATCAAGTAAATCTGATTATGTAATTGGAGGAAGCAGCAATATGTTCCTTGCTGCTTTGTGTATGAATCCAGAAATTCCTTTTGACACTTTCTGTAAGGCTAATGGTAACTGATAATATGAAAACAAAATTTAATCTGGTGGGTAATACCTTCACCCATCTTACAAATGGCAATAAGGGGTATTCTGTACACGGAAAAGAATCTCAGTACATTGAATGGGTTCAAGATGGAGGTGAAGCAACTTTCTACATTGATGATACTATTAATGATGGTGTTACTGATAAAAGAGTAGGACCAAAATATCTTTGGTTGCTTGAATCCAAATTTATCAAACCAGGTCTTGTAGAAAGCATTATTCAAAATCGTGAGTTGGTTGAAAATACTTATGAAGTTATTTTCACTCACGACCAAAGGTTGCTTAATCTTGGTGATAAGTTTAAGTGGGTTCCTGCACAGGGGTTTTGGATTAAGGAACCAAAGATCTATGAAAAATCAAAAATGATTTCCATGATTTCTTCTAACAAACGTATGTGCGAGGGTCATCTTAAAAGACTTGAATGGGTTGAAAGAATTGGAGATCAAGTTGATCTTTATGGTAGAGGTTTTAATGAAATTGTGAACAAAGAAGACGGATTATGTGATTATATGTTCTCGGTTGCGATTGAGAATGGACAGTATGAAACTTACTTTACTGAAAAACTTCTAGACTGCTTTGCTACAGGAACTATTCCTGTTTATCTTGGTGCTCCTGACATTGGAAAGCATTTTAATATGGATGGAATTATTAATTTGAGTGAGGAGTTTGAAGTTTCTGAAGACATATACTACGAAAAAATGGATGCTATCAAAGATAATCTTGAGAGAGCAAAGAAGATGGAAATTTTAGAAGACTTTATCTGGAAAAATTATTTTATTTAAAAAGATGAAAATTTGTTTAGTTTGCCAGCACGCTGGTGTGGGAGATGTTTTCTTCTTACAATATGTGGCAAGAAAATATCTTTCGATGGGATATAATGTTATTTGGCCATTAAAAGAAAAACTTCTTTGGATTAAAGATTACATTCCCGATATTCAATTTTGCTCAGAGAATGATAATTTTCCTGGAAAGGAATATTATGGACAAGATATGATTATTGTTGCTCCGCAGTTTGTTTATCTTGGACTGATGAACACTCATTTTTGGGGAAATGATTACGGAATTCCTGAAGAAGATACTTGTATGGTTATGCAATCAAAGTACCTTCTTCAACATTTGGACTGGAACGATTGGTCTGAAGGATTTAAATTCAATCGCAATATAGACAAAGAAAATGATTTGTATTATAATGTGCTTGAATTAAAGGATGATTCAAAATACGTATTTGTAAACAAATATGCAAATACTGATAATAGGAAAAATAATGATTTGGTTTTTCCAAAGTTTGATCTTCCAGTAATCAATTTAGAAATTCTAAAAGATTTTTCTCTGTTTGATTGGTGTAAAGTTATTGAAAATGCGCAGGAAATACATACTGTTCATACTTCAGTTCCTTACCTTATAGACAAACTAAATATTCGTGCTGAAAAGTATCATATGTATCAAGGTATTCACTATGATAACGTCAAGCACATTCCTTTTTTAAAAAATACTCCTGTATACATTCCAAATTAAATTGAGGTGTCAAATATGAAAATGCCAATCTCTGAAATTATCGATCGGTACACTATTACTAAACTGAAAAGCGAGCGTACTACTGAAAATGTAAGTGATGAACTGAATGCTTATAAAGGCGAAATTGAAGAATATGATTCGGATGCTGTTGCTCCATATGTTGAACGTATGTATGAAATCAATGGCACTCTGTGGAATTATGAAACACAGATGCGTAAATTGATGGACTCTAAAAATGGAACAGGTCCAGTTGTAGATGTTAATGACCTTCCACTAACTGAAATTGGCAAACTGGCTCTTTTGGTTAGAGATTTGAATGGAACTCGTAATGGAGTTAAGTCTGAAATTGTTGAAAAGTTTAGTGAAGGATTCAAAGATATTAAAATTAATTATGTAAAGACTGACTATCCTATTCTCTCCAATCTTAATATTAAAGTCTGATGTACACAGAAGAAAGACCTTGGGGAAGATTTACGATTCTTCAAGAAGGAAATCAATACAAAGTAAAATGTATAGAAGTAAATCCTGAAGCAAGTCTTTCTTTACAGTATCACAATTCTAGATTTGAGGATTGGGTTATTGTAGAAGGTGATGGAATTATTCAAAATGGTAGTGAAGTAAAGTCTTGTGTTGTTGGGGATAGAATTCATATCGAACCTACAAGCATCCATAGAGCAACTGCTGGAAAAACTGGATTAAAATTTATTGAAGTTCAACGTGGTTCTTGTGATGAAAACGACATTGTAAGACTTGAAGATAGTTATGGTAGGGTTGTGTAATTTCTTTTTTATGTTATAATTGATTTAAACTTATTGAAAAAAATGAACCGAATTACTAATTATTCAGAACTTGAAGAACGTATCGTTTCTTGGTTAAAGGACTATGCGCAACAATTTAATATTAAAGCATTTGTGATTGGTGTTTCTGGCGGAATTGATTCTGCTGTTTCTTCAACTCTTGCGGCAAAAACAGGTCTTCCAACTTATGCTATTGGAATGCCTATTCACCAAAAAGAAGAACAGGAAACTTTATCCGACGCTCACCTTAAGTGGTTGGAGTCAAACTTTGATAATGTTTTTGTCAATAAATTTGATCTAACTAAAACTTTTGATACTTTTAAGTTTTCTCTAAAAGGATTTGGTAGTGATGAACTTGCTCTCGCAAATAGTAGGTCACGCCTTCGTATGGTAACTCTTTATCAAGTTGCTACATTTGTTGGTGGTATTGTTGTTGGTACAGGTAATAAGGTTGAAGATTATGGTGTAGGATTTTACACTAAATATGGTGACGGTGGAGTTGATATTGCTCCTATCGCAGATCTCTATAAGACTGAGGTATGGGAACTTGGTAGGCACTTTGGTGTAGATCAGCGTATTATTGATGCCTCTCCTACTGATGGACTTTGGGATGATGGAAGAACTGATGAAGACCAGATTGGAACATCTTATGAAATGCTTGAGTGGGTCATGGAAAAAGGTCTCTCAGAAGACCCTCTGTTCTTAAGTCAAGAGCAAACTCATGCAATCAACATTTATCAAAAGTTTCATAATCAGAACAAACATAAAATGATTTCAATTCCTACATTTAAACTATGAGTGTTTGCCTCACTTTAAGCAACAAAGTTTCTGATGAAAGTTGGAAAAAGAAAGTGCCTGCCATAGATGGATTTGGTACTGAAGGAATAGGTTCCATGATGCAGTATCATCTACTCTTAAGGTTCTTAACAGATTTTCTTGGAGTAGATTTTACTTATCCTGGATCGACAAATTTTGCCCATCATACTTATAGTGGTTATTCTGAAGAAGAATATATCGCATTAATTGATACCTTTTTCAACTTTCCAAACATTACTGAAGAGTGGGATGAAGTTATTGATTTTACTGAAGTAAATGATAATTTGTTTTCTTTTATTGAAAGTAGTAAGAATAACGAAAAAAGAATTTTGATAAATCTATCAAATTGTCATAGGCAAGTAGAAGGTATTTGTAGTCAAAATACATCTAAAATTTTTACTAAAGAAAGGATAGATAAAATCAGAGATAATCTATTCTTTACTGGTAAAAAATATTTTGACTCTAATATCAATATTTCTTTGCATATCAGAACAGCAAATCCAAATGACATTCCTTCAGAAGTAGTTTCTCCTTATAGAGAAAAATATAATTTTGAAAAAGATTTTAATAGGTATCTTAACCTTATAAACTTTTTAAAGGAAAACACAAAAGAACAAAAAGCAACTCTTCATATTCACTCTCAAGGTTTTACGTCAAATTTTCAAGAATTTTTAGAGTTGAAAACGGACATTTTTGATGTTCAACTTCATATTGATGATCATCCAGTAAGTGACTTATATCATATGTCCAATGCAGACCTTCTTATAATGTCAAACAGTTCTTTTTCTTGGGTTGCTTCTTTATTAAATAGCAATCAAAAGATTGTAAGAGATAATTTTATAAATGGTTCATTTGTACATAATGCCGTTAAGGCAAATTATAACTTTACAGAAATCTCACATTAAATTTAAACACACAGGAGCGTGAATATGAAAGTTGGAGTAATTGGTGCAGGTAGACTTGGAATTTGTTTTGCTCTTCTTTGTGAAGCAGCGGGATATGATGTTCTTGTTTCTGACATTAGGGAAGATTATGTTAACGATTTGAATAATAGAAAAATTGTTACAAACGAACCTGAAGTTGAAAACCTTTTAAGAACTGCAAAGAACTTTAGAGCAACTACGAATAATAAAGAAGTAATCAATGAGTGTGATTTAATCTATACTCTTGTTGCCACTCCATCCAAAGAAGATGGATCTTATGATGTTTCTTCTGTTTATAACGTTGTAGATGATTTTTCTGATATTACATCCATCAAATATTTTGTAGTTGGATGTACTGTTAATCCTGGAGACTGTGATAAATTCAAGGAAAAACTTTCCAGAAACATTAAAGTTTTTTATAATCCAGAGTTTATTGCTCAAGGATCGATTATCAATGATTTGAGAACTGCTGATATGGTTCTCCTTGGTTCTAACCCACATGAGGATAATGATAAAATCATTCATGATATCAAAACATTGTATCAAAAAATTCAAACTACAAGAGCAATTGTTTGTAACATGTCCACCACTGCTGCGGAAATTACAAAGATTGGTGTAAATTGTTTCTTGACAACTAAAATCAGTTATGCAAACATGCTTGGTGATGTTCTTCATCTTTCTGGATGTGGAGATGAAGTGTCTGGTGTTCTATCTGCAATTGGGACTGACAGTAGGATTGGTAGAAAATACCTTGGGTATGGTTTTGGGTATGGTGGTCCCTGTCTTCCGAGAGACAATAGAGCCTTTGCAGCATTTGCAAAGAATCTTGGTTTGGAATATAATCTAGGTCACGTTACTGATGAGATTAATAATCAACACGCTAAATTTGTATGTGATTTTTATGTCAAAGTAAATAGTAAAAAACTTCCATTTTACTTTGACTCAATTACTTATA